TGCATATTCAGAACTACTAAGAGCAGCGATAGCCTTAGAAGGTAAGTAACGCTCACCTGTCTCACTAGACTTCTTGCCAGACTTGGTGCGCCACTTCTGCTTGCCCCAATTCATTAATGACTTTTGAGGCGCTCTCATTAGTTTGTCTTAGGTTTATACAAAGTACGCTTAGAATATTCTTGAGGCATCATCATTCTGCCACCAGCGCCGCCACTTTTACTAGACATTTTTGAAATCATACGATTAAGTGCTTTAAGCCTAACTCGCATGTTCTTTTCTTTTTTCTCTGATGCTTTCTTTTCAGCTGCACTAGGCTCAAAGCTAATAGGATGATCTTCAGGATTAAGCTCCTGAAACATCTGTTCATGTGCTATATCAACATCTAACCTATCACGCTCTTTTTTTAACTCAGAAACAGTTTGACGATTCTTTGCATTAGTATTACGAACAACCTTTGTCTTACGTGCCATTATTTATATCCTCCACCAGCAGCCTTATACCGCTTTGCTAAAAGTTGCGCTTTTCTTGCCGACCACTTGCCAGCAGCAGTACCTTGAACATTCGCAGCCTTTATTCTGTTAAATAAAGACTTCCGCATTTTAGGCTTGGTATAGTTACCAGCTTCATTAACTGCCATAACTAATCCTTATTCATATACTCTTCTAATTCTTCAACTCGCTTTAGCAAAGAATAGTGCCGACCGCTTAGTGTACGCTGTCCGCGCTTAGCCATCTCACGCTCATTCTGCATCTGGTCTTCACTCTTGTAAAGACCCTGAATCTTGCGCTTAAACTTCTTTAACAGCGTATTACTGTTTTTAGCCTCAACCTTATCAAGCTCACGACTTAACTTGTCGTACCGATCTCGATTCTGCCTATCCATCACTTCTTCTTTGGCTTCTGCTTAGAAGGACGACCAACCTTAGATCCATAAGTTCCCTTACCCTGTGGCATTAGTATCTCCCCATTCCCAATAAACTCCTGCGCTGCATTCCCTTCCGCATCTTGGGAACATCCCCCAAAACTTGCTCAGGGCGATCAACAGGCTTCATACTCAAAGAAGGCAACGGCTTTTCCTCCGGCTTCTTCTCCTCGTAAATACTTTGAGCGCTTCTACTACTGCTTCTTCCAAAACACATCAGCTTTGCCTATGCCTCCTTGCAAAATTCCTAGCCGCCTCAACAGAACTAAAACCCCAAGCCTTTAAAGCCAAAGCCTTTCGAGTAGGGCGACCCTTCTCATCCTTCATCGGGCCCTTCATACCAGCAAACCGAGCAGCAAAAGAAACCTTGCGACCAAAGTCCTTGCTCTTCTTAGAAGGAGTCTCCTTAACAGGAGCCTGCAAATTAGACCCCTCCTTACGCTTGAAATAAGCGCGACCAGCAGCGTTCAAACCACCCTCAGGATTCTGATACTTCTTTGCGACCATATCCAACACTCTTCAATGCAGCCTTGGCAACACTCGTATCCGCTCTAGGCGGCTGTGCCTCAGGCTCTTTCTTATACCTACTCATAAAATACCCCTACACTAAAAAAAATATAACTGACAATGCACAAACCTTTAGGGCTAATAATGCTCGTGGTGGACTATTACAGTAACTAGCTGCTAGGTTTTTCCCCCTACCCCCCTTGCTACAGCTTAGCTCGTAACAAATTAACCTAGATCAATACTGACCTTGATGTCACCAGCCACCTGTACCTGACTTCTATCGATAGGTTTATAGCCAGCACGATCCAGTAAATCCTTACTCGCTTCTAGCTGAACGTACTCAGACTTAGCGTTCTGAGACAGCCTACGAACTGTGTTTACAGCCACGGTAGCACTAAGTCCAAACTCTTCATTCATACGCTGCATCATGTACTGTTGCACATGCGGTGTCTTGAGTGCTTTGTAAGCTGAGACGTATCCAGACTTGCCCTCAGCATACCCAGCTTCAATGGCAGCTTTAGCTGGTGGCAATCCTTTTGCTACCATTATATCCACCAGCGCAGCCTGTTTATCAGTTAGCTTCTTAGCGGGAACCACACTACAATCCTTTCTTCTAAGCTGACGACTAACATCTAGCTAACTGCTGTCGTCTGTGTTTAGCTATATGCAGCAAGCTATCATAAAGAAGGATTGTTTAAACATTTGGGCTTATGTCTCATTCGCTAGCCCCCCTCTCCCTCTCTCCCCCCACGCTAACACTATTTCCTATGTTGCTGTCAATAGTTACGTTACGTCACTATACTAATTACCCTACGTCACACTGCATTTTACCAGTTGACATACTATTACATACTACATGGCTAGCATCAGTTTTGCTCGTCAGATAATGCGTCATAGCGCCGTTCTCCCTGTGTCTCTGCGGCCACCTCGCTTGCCATCCTTCATGTCATCAGCCTTCAACAGTTCGCAAGGTACGCTTCGCTTTGCTCCTTGCGAACTGCAAGCGCCTCTGGCGTTTCAGTCTGTGCCATTTGTCTGTCATCGCGAGGGTGGTCCTCGCGACAAACACAGGAGAACTAGCAAATGACTAAGACATTATCTCAACTCGCAAAACTTAAACTAGAGGTTATTAACTATCATAACCACGACATCTCTAACCCTGATGCCAAAACAGGTGGCACTGCTGTCAACGACAAGTTTCTTGTCGGACTAGCACGAGATGCTTGCTATACCTCACACAACAGCTTGAACTTCAAGCGCAAGCAAATTGCTGATGCACTCGGTGACTACGACACAGCAGTCGAAGCTAAGAACATCAGCGACATCGAGCGAAGCCAACGCTGGATCGACCGTCTTTGTCCAGAACTTGACGAGTTACAGGCACGTCATGACGCTGACCTTGAGGTCTACAAGCACATCACATGCGGTGAAACATGGCTTCCCAATACACGCCCAACCGCAGCACCCAAGGCGCGTAACTTCAACGATCTCAGAAAGCGGGTGGCCTAGTGCCCCCGTTACTACTTAATCTCATCACAGCAGTGTCGCTCTTCGCGGCACTGTTTCTATGCTTATCATTGCTAACTTAGGAGGCAAGATGCTCAAAACAGTTTGGATTGCATTCGTGGCATTCTCTACGCCAGAAGAATGCGATCAGTTTTTAAAAACGAATCCATTACTTGCTCATGGTGAAGTGCAGTGCGTCATTCACAAGCACGAAATGCCGCAAGTAAAACCAAAACGAAAACCAAAAGCGTCCGAGTAATATAGTATATGACGTAACGTCACTAATGACATTAGCTATTGTCACTGCAATAATGCAGGGCATAACCCAAGGAGAACTAACATGGAACTTAACTCAACCCAACTAAACACACTGATTGTGCAATACATTCGTGAAGTAGTGCGCGAAGAACTGCATCAGCAAAGCCCAAAAGATTGGGATATAACTGATTATCAATATGAAATCGTTGAGCTAATCAATGAGCAGATCAACAATGCAACTATAACTATAGACGTATAAGGAGAACTAACATGAGACTCAACTACATTGATTATGCAGACCTACCCCTGTCTGTAATGTTTGTAAAAGGTGACATCGAAGCAATCCATGAGTTTTTTCAAGATAACTCAGATGCACTTGGTAAATGCAAGCGACCACATGCAATGAGCCAAATTGCAAATTGCTTTGCAGAAATACATGCAAAACTAGAGGAGGTATAGCATGAAACATTTCTCAATGAACGACTTTAACTTTCCAGTTGAACAACAACCAATCCACGATCAGCTTGGCAATATCATTGCTGGTCATCAAGCTGTTGTGCGTACCGACACCGATCAGGTGTTGGGCGTACACGGATCACGCTATAAAATCGTATCACACGATGATGTAGTCAACTCAGTTCTCGACGGAGTAAAGTCAGCAGATCTATCAGACGATTATGAAGTCAGCGTCGATGTACTTGAAGACGGTCGCAAGCTAAGAGGTGAGATACTATTTAATAATCTTACTGTTGAACCAGCAGTCGGTGACTACGTTAAGTTCCGAGTTAGCTTCTTCAATAGCTACGATGCGTCTTGGTCTTTCTCTCAGCAAGCCAATGGCTTACGGCTATGGTGTCTCAATGGTTGCACCACACCTGACACAGTGGCGCGTAGTAGATACAAACACACTGCATCTATCAACGTCGAAGGCGCAGCAGCCAAGGTAATCAATGGCCTTGAGCATTTCAAATCACGCAAGGATGTTTGGCAAAGCTGGATGCAAACCAAGCTAGAGCAACCACAGATCGAGAACTTCTTTAAAAAGACTGTCTGCAAAGCATTCACACGCCAGCAGTCAGTCACCAAGACCAACGAAAAGCAACTAGAAAACTTGCTAAGTATTTGGAGCGACGAGCGCAGCAGCCTCGGCTCTAACAAGTGGGCACTGTACAACTGCCTTACTTACTGGGCTACGCACACACAAGATCTGCGTAAGCCAGAGATTGCTAAGTACAATCGTGAGATACAGATTGCTAGCGCAATGAAATCAAAACAATGGAACGATATGGTATAAGGAGAACTATCATGACTAACTTCAGGCCAAATATTAACTATCAGCTAACTCTGATAACACCAGAAATAGCAGCAGATTTGCTTAATAAAAACATTAAGAACAGAAAAGTAAACAAGCGAAAGGTTGCTCAGTATGCGAGGGATATGATTAACGGTGACTTTAATTATAACGGGCATACAATTTGTATATCAGATAATGAAATACTGCTTGATGGACAGCAAAGATTAACAGCTTCTGTCCAGACTAATTTATCTTTCTGGACTATACTTGTTGAAGGTTTAGACGAAAAAGTTATGAGTACTATAGATAGCGGGAGAACAAGAACATATGGTGATAGGCTTAAGCTTCGCGGCTATACTAATTACACTACATTAGCATCAGCCGTAACGCATAGTTGTTTAATTGCTAAAAAACATCCTAAGAATAGTGGAATAACATCAGCACAATTAGATAAAGTGTTAGATGCACATCCTCTTTTAATTGATAGCGTTTCTTTTGTAAAAAGCACGTTCCCGAAATGTGACTCATTACTTTCTGCTATTCATTATATTGGTAAGGTTACTTACTCTGAAGAAGTTGCTAACCAGTTTATTCGCTCTTGGAAAGACGGGCAAATTAACTATGAGAATGATCCTATTTATTTTGTTAGAGAGTTGATTAACAAAGACGCTCACCGACTTAAGAAGATGACAACAGTAACTAAGCAAAGGCTTATTGTTTTGTCTTGGAATAAGTTCATAGAAAGTTTGCCATTAAAAAGCGGAAAAGTAGATAAAGAATTATATGAAATAAAAGGCTGGGACAGATCAACAGCTAACTTTGTAGAGTAGGATTTAACATGCGAATGAGTAAACAACACTATGAATTTATTGCAGACACGATTGGGCCAATGGTAGGTTGGCCCTCTCACCTACATTCAATAGCTGATGAGCTAGAGAAAACTAACCCACGTTTTAATCGTGAGAAGTTTCTGCAACGTGCAACCAAAGCTTGGGAGGACAACCATGACATACCAGATGTTGATGACTACATCCCTTATTGAGTGCCCAGAGTGCTACGGTCATGGCACTCTGACATACACTCGGTTCATTAGGCAAGGCTTTGATGTCGATGTAGGCTATGAAGAAGAATACAAAGACACTTGCTTTAACTGCAACGGTGACTGTGAGATTGAAATAGAACCAGAGGATCTTGACAATGATGAGTGACTTGCTGCACTAATGCAGCATGAAATCATATCTTGAATACTTACAAGACAGAGCAAAAGAAACATCTATCTCTTTGCTCTTGTCTTTCAAACGAGCCAGCGTTCCAACGTCAACTTACTATAGAACAATTAATGGAGACACTGAACTAAGGTATGATACAGCAGTGAAAGTAATCAATGCTATCGAAGAACTTCACTCGATACAACAAGCCCGTGAGCATACCGAAAGACTACGCGCTTCTGGTAAAGATAT